CCAACATTTAGACCCCTCCAGATTGCATGGCAGACCTTACGAACTCAGCATGGAGGTCGGGTTTATAACTTGGTTCATCATCCTTCCTCCGGGAGCGTATTAATTATTGACGGAAGAAACCTTGGACCGAGGGTGATGGAGCGTCGTTATCTGTACGATGCGAAGCGACCGATCAACATGGATCGTCAAGCATGGCAAGTCTTATTTATTCAAATGTTCTCGGGATCGGATGGATGGAGAGATGGATGGATGGACGATTCATTTTGATTCAATTATATACATACAATAATATATACATGATACTACTTGAGTCAAGTTGATTCAGTTTGATTCACTCGCCTCAATCGACTGACAATTATAGCGTTGCTCTATTTAAATCACCCTTTATTATAAAAGCATAATTAAATATTAATAAGGAGTAACCATGAAGAAAGAAAATTACATAGTGTGCAGAGGTCCACTAAAGCCAGGACAATACATATATGCTTACATGCGAGATGCCGCGAGCTTTGATAATTTTAAAGAGGCACAAAAATTTGTTTGGGAGGACGTCAAAGGTTTTGTGGACTTTTACAGAGACTTTGGTAAACCAGACACCAACACGATGGAGTACAACATCTATCGCGATGGACACTTTTACACGAAGCAAGTATTTGGGATAGATGGAAAACAAATCCTGCAATAAGAGTAAGGGGGCATCAGCCCTCTTTCTTTTTGGCACTGGCAAAAGAATCAATTTGATTCAAATCGCGAGTATCTTTGTATTGTTCAACTTAAATCACGGTTTACTGTATAAGCATAGTTAATAATTTATAAGGAGTAACCAAATGTTGATATGGATAGTAGTTCTGTGTATTGCACTAATTATGATGGGGTAAGATGGATGGATGATATGGTGGGTGTGTGTTTCATTCAGGGTAGCCTCGCACACGCTCACGCTCGTACACGCACACACACAAATATAGTGTATTACTTAACATGTTAATAGTTAACAATGTTAATTAAAAAAAGTTTTAATAGGGGTTTACATTTAAAATAAAACCGTGCTATAAAATAAGGGCAATAATGCATTAACTTAAACAAAAGGTAAAAACTATGTTTAATTTTAACCAAAGTTTACAAGGGCAAGTAAACCAAAAAAATGCCCACCAATTATGCCAAAATTTAGTGGCATTTATTAACGCCAATGGTGGTGTGCATAAATGGGCGTTACAGCTTAATAAAAACGCCTTTACAGCCAATAACACTTTATTTGGTGGTGTTAATGCTAAAGGCACTTTATGGCAACCTATGCTAAAGGCACAACAAACCAATAACAGCGTTGCAGGTGCTATTTTATGGGCGTGTGTTAACGGTGCTAATGTTACTGCATTACAAAATGCACCAAAAAAAGTAACTTGCCCAAAGGCAACATTAAAGTTTGTTAATGGTACAACAATACCAAAACAAGCCAAGCCAATACCATTAAGCCAAATACAAGCAGTAAGCCAATTAAGTGGCAGTAGCATTTTAGCTAATGGTGGCAGTGCAAATGGTTGTAGGCAAAACGCTTTAAGTGCTATTTTAATTGGCAGTTTTAGCTATATTGCCAAGCACACCTACGGCACAAACTTTGGTGCATTAGTACCAATAAAATAATATTTTTTACCTTGTATGGTTTTACAACCATACAAGGTTTTTTTATGCCTAGCGTTAGTTAACATGTTAAATAACCCCTTATGAGAATATATAAGTGTATAGCCGTCAGGTTATACAAGTTCCGCACGAATCATACCATATCAGAAAATTATTTGTACATGACCCCCCTTTTGTGTATATTGAACATCAGGTTCATGGTCCATGGAAAAATTTTTGTAAAAAATGACACAAGCCCCTTTAAACATACCTGAAGAAAAATTACGCCACTATTTAAAGTTGATGGAAAAACAAAAGCAGTTAACGACTGCTGAACAAGCTCGTAGTGATTTTATGAAGTATGTCGGTGTGATATGGCAAGAATTTATAGAAGGCGAGCACCATAAAATAATGGCAAAAAAATTTAATGATTTGGCAACTGGCAAAATAAAACGCTTGATTGTAAACATGCCACCGAGACATACAAAGTCTGAGTTTGCAAGTTACTTATTGCCGAGTTGGTTGATGGGCAAGAATCCAAAGTTAAAGATTATACAAGCTACCCACACTGGTGAACTAGC